TCACCTCCGGGCAAAACAAAAAGCCAGCACCGACGACCGCCCGTATGGGGCTTGATCATCGGCACTGGCTCTCAAAGCACTGGCCCTGTTCGATATCCACCATCGTCTCCGTCCGGCAATCTCGGCAATAGACGATGAGATTTTTCGCCGTGGTGTCTGGTCTCACTTGGAGCACCTTCCGCCGCCGGCAGGACGGACACATCAACCATCCGTCCTTCACGATTAGTTTACCACACTCGCCTCTCTTTTGCAACTTTTCCATGCACTTTCTCCCTCCCCGTGGACTTGTTACCCCTGGTTTCCAGACCGAATAAAGACGCGCGAGCTATTCTTTTTTCCGCCTGCGCGGTGGCCTGCTTCCTTTCTTCTCCTCCTTCTTTTTTATTGGTAAATAGTATTTCAACATAACGAACTCGCCGAACTCGTTTCGCACGGGTGGCGGCGCGCTGAGGATGACTGCTCCGGGCGGCGCGGCCACCGTCAGGTTATCCTTGACGATTTCACTTTCCACCTTCGGCTTTGTCAGCCCAATGGAGGCCGCCCAGTTCCGCGCCCCAACCTCCGGCTTACCCAGCTCCCTGGGTTCCTTGGTCAGATACTTGGCCAGGGCCTCATAGCCCTGCCATGTGTCCAGGGTCTCCAGCTCCACCTCACCATAAGGCCAGAGAGATCGGAGCACATCCAAATCCGCCCCGGTACCATTGACTACCATGTGGTGATGGAGCCGCCCGCCCTCGGAGCTGAGCTGCTCCGTCACATAGATGTACTTGAGTTCCTGCCCTCTGGACTTCCGCACAGCTCGGAGCTGGGGCAGCATCTTGCGCACCCGCTGCACCGCCGCCTGCCGGTTGGCCGGAAGGTGCTCGTCGTCATAGGTGAGCACCACGTGGAGATCTCTCCGCCCGAAGTTGGCGGCCAGCAACAGCTCCAGCCGCTGCCAGGAGCGGTTGGCGTTAATCGTCATCTGGGCTGCGCTGGAGATCTCACGCAGTGCTTTCCTTTCCCTCTCTGTGCTGCGGGGTGTTGGGATGGTGTAGCACCCAACGACCACCAGGCGCCCCGCCGTGATGGTCTTGAGCCGCTTTGCCATCAATCCACCCTCTTAGCCCGGGCCACATAGTGGGCCGCCCATGGCCCGACGACAGACTGGCGGAGGGCCAGCATCTTGTCCCGGGTCAACTTGTCTACCATGCGGCCCACGTCGCCGCACCCGTCCATCTGGGCCAGCCGCTCTAGATTGCCCCTGGTCTGCGCCGTCACCAGACAGCGCAATCTCCGCAGGTTCTTATTTTTCATGCTGAGTTTCTCCTTTCTTTCTCCCCGGTGGGCCGTCCCGCCACCGGAAGGTGGCGCAGTGATGATACCGCTTATCCCACCACCAGCCTCCCGGGTGCCTACACGCCCCCATGGCGTCATTGTGCCAGTAGCAATTAGCACAGGTGCGCCGGTACTCCTCGATACGGACGCAGTCTCCCATGCTTATCCCCCATTTGTGTCCAACTTGGACACACCCAGCTTGCCCAGGCCGGCGCCGACCTGACGCCACACCTGGATGGGCACCACCTCGTCCCCGCTGTAGAGGCGGCGGAGCAGATCCGGTGTAATCCCTTTGCCGCAAGCCTCAGCCAGTGGCTCAAAGCAGCCCAGCCCCGCGCTTTTGCGGTAGGCATAGAGGCGGTCCAGGATCTCCCGCTTCTCCGCTGCGTTCCGGCCGTGGGGCTCCTTGGGTGGCCCGGATTCCGGCTCTAGGAGCTCTACCGGGGAGTCACGCGGCAGAGGCAGCTCGACCACCTCATAGGGCAGAGACTCGTCCAGCAGGAGCACACCATCATAGATCGCTCTTTTCATCTTTCAGCGTCTCCAATCTCTTCCCCTGTCTGTCCTTCGCCACTGGGGTTATAGGGCGACCACAATTGGGGCAGTAGTGCATATTTCCAGATACATCAATAGGCCCTTCAAAAGGTCCATAAAACTGAACCTCTCCAATTGCTAAACCTGCGTCTTTGCAAGCTTCGCACCCCGGCCACACCCGCTCTACCTGCTCCCGGCTGACGGGGCGGAGGGCGGCAATTGCCATCTTAGCGGCTTCAACCTCAGTCGGCTTATATGTCCAGTATTCGATTATGTTTTGCAATGACTTGATCGCTTCTTCCCGCGTCATGGCTGGGCCTCCTCGTCCATGTACTTTTTCCGATATGCGCACTCCCGGCACCTCAGCGCCTTCTCTCGCTTTACCATATCCCAGTGGAGCACGTCGGCTTTGTAAACCTCAAAATCTTGCTTGTTTTGCAAATACTCCATTGTGTTCTTTGCGCAGGCAGAAATCTTTGACCACATGACTTGGATATAGTACACAATCATGACCACCACGGTAAATGCCCCGGCAATAATGACTACCAGCGATGCAATCCCCATAGCGTACAAAATCAGCGTGTTCATTCCATCCCCTCCAGCATCTCCTCCGCGCTCAGAATCGGCGCGCGGGTGTTCCATATCTGCCGTGCTTCTTCCAAGTCGTAGCCCGCCGCCATAAACCCACACAGGCATTCAATCATTACGCATGCCATTACAGCCCTGTGCTTTGTGTCTTCACCCCTGCAACCCGGGCATGGCAGTAGCACCCCCGCATCCGTCAGCCGCTTGGCCGCCTCTTTATTGCCTAGAAGGGCTAATTTGATATCATCCATGTATAATTCCCCTCTCTATGTCCGCTATGGCCCGAAAGATCGGATAAAACTGCTGGGGCACTACGGCGTTTCCGAGGCATTTAAGTCGGTCCACCCGAGAGGGAACCCCATAAGATATTCTACCCACGTCGGGTTCAGCTGGCCACCAACCTCCGTTTGCAACTGATGCTTCCTGTTTTTCCGGTAATCCTTGCATCCCCTGTTCTTCCAGTCCGTTGCAATCGGCGTTGGCCCCATCTTTACCATCCCGCTCAAATTTGGTTCGCCTCGGCTGTTGTGATAAAATTCCCTGTTTGCCGAATCTGACGCAATCGGAGTTTTCCAGAGAATTGGGTCTCCATCCTCTCCCGTTATGTTTTCTTTCCAGCGCTCTACACCCGATAATCGCGCATCTGTCGCGCCTGTGCGGGGCGTCGACGGCACAAGCCGGAATAATAAACGCTTGGACGGAGTAATCCTCGCTTTCCAGGTCAGCGCACACCTGGTCGAGCGCCATATTGACGATCCCAGCAACGTTCTCGCCAACAACCCAAGCGGGCCGGAGATCCGAGATAACTCTAAGCATTTCAGGCCAGAGGTAACGGTCATCCTCCTTGCCTCGTCGCTTCCCGGCAACGGAAAACGGCTGACAGGGGAATCCGCCCGAAATAATGTCAACTGTTCGCAGTCCTGTCTTTTCATAGAAACTCTCCTTCGTCAGCGTGCGGATGTCCCGCCAGCGCGGCACGTCCGGCCAGTGTTTTTCCAGCACGCGGGTGGGATAATCCGCCCACTCGCACTGTCCGACGGTGGTAAATCCGGCCCACTCGGCGGCAAGGTCAAGTCCCCCGATGCCGGAGAAGAGGGAGAGATGCGCCAGTTTCGTCGCCTCGTGATCACCCAGCAGGGCGCGCGTCTTATCGTCCACCGTTCGGTTCCTCCTTGCAAGTTTTCCACCGCTCTTTTCTTCTGCACGTCCCGCCGGTCGCATCACAAATGCTCTTGGATGAGCATCGTTCACATGGTCCAGCCTTAAAAAATTCTTTCATGTACATCGCGGTGGTCGATATGCTGTATCCGGTGGCCTAGGCTATCGTCTCCGGCCCATAACCGTCCAACGACATAGGCTCCCGGCCTCACGCCACCGGCATTTTTGGCAGCGGCATCCATTCGCCGCTGGGTGTGGTTTGGATTATCCGCTTACTCATGGGCTGACACCCCCTCCTTGGCCGCCTGCATCTCAGCCAGCAGAGCCTCCTGCTCGTAGAGGTAATGCACCTCCATGCCGGTGACCGCCTGCGCCTTCTGGCGGAGCTTTTCAAAGGCATATTCCTCGTCCACGTCTGTCCGCATCCGCTCCAGCTCGTCCGTGTTGTCCTGGAGCGCGGTGAAAAACTTTTGCAGTTGCTTGGGGCCGAAGCCGTAGGCGTCGGCGATGGAGCACACCATCAGCCACATGGCCCGCTGGGTATGGGTATCCGCCTGTACCTGCACCGTGGCGTCCCGGGCGGCCTGCTCCAGCCCCTTCCGGACGGCCGCCTTGTGGGCCAGCACCTGGGCATAGGTCGCGCCCCGGGGCTTACCCGGTCCGGGGCGGTGGTGTGTTTTCTTATTCTTCGCCATTTGGGTCCTCCTGCCTTTCCCAGTCCATACTCTCAGGGAGCTGCGGGCATCGCATCCAGATCGTCACGGTCGGCGATAGCGGGAAGGCCATGGCCGCGTGCTCCCATCTCTCCTTCTCAGCACTCCACCAGTAGAGACTCCCACCTTGGGACATAGGGCCCGTGATGCACCAGTACAGGCCGCTCTTCTGCGGCTGCTCTGGCCACCAATGCCAGGGGCCGTCGTCATCGCCGCTGTCCGGCGCAGTTTCCCGGGCCTGCTTCGCTGCGGATGTAGAGGCCGCCGGCG